GTTACATTTACCGTAACCGGCTCTAATAGTTTGGTTATTCCGGACCTCGATACCATTTACATCAGTAAAGATCCGGCACCATATCTCACCGTTCGTGCCACAAATATTGCATCAACGCAAACAACGGTAACATCTTCCGTGGAAGTGTACGATAGCAACACACAAACGGGTACACTTGCTGGTATTTCACTATCGGTGGTATCCTCCTCGTTGTCCGGATTGTCGGCACAACTCAGTGGCACGGTATCACAATCGTCAGGCAAAAACACGTATCTGTATTACATCACTCGACCAACGTATGGCCAAGGTACGGGCCGTATTACCTTCGTAGCACAGAAAACCGGCTATACCCAAGACAGCGATTCGTTGGAAATTCCAGAACGAGTTGATGGCATTGCTCGACTACGCACCGTTATCGTGCCATTTAGCTCATCAAACACGGAAATGATTCTAAAAGTGGTGGTCACAGATAGTATTCCGTTGACTGGTAGCTATATTCATCTATCGGTTGTGGGTAATGGCGTCGGTACTATCACACCAAATACCTCTTCCATCGTGTCGGAATCGGCAGAAACATTGTATACGATCCGCCGACCAACCTATGGCACGGGCATGGGTCGTGTTACCTTCTCGGCCACGGCTAGCGTGAATCGTGCATCCGATTCAGATGCATTTGACGTAATGCCATCCACGCAACAAGCGATTAGTCCTAGTTTTGCTGACATTTCTGTATTGTCCGCAACCAGTGGAAGTGCCAGTGTGAACATAGTATACGCGTTTCCATCCACCTCCACCGCACAACACGTTGCGGTATGGGCACTGGAATCGAGTGGTTCGGCGCCGGCGGCATCTAATGTTGAATATAGTGGATATCAAGTAGTGGGCTCACCCCTCACAGCAGATGACGGCCGTTCACAACTCAGCATTCCTGTGTCACTTCCGGGCAACTGGTTACAAGTGTCATTCGTACCATATGATCAGTTGAATCGTCGAGGTACCGCAACGCATAAAGTGTATCAGGCAACAACCACCAACGTAGCCGCACCAAGTGTATGGACATCGCCAACATACGTTTCCGCGTCCACTTCCACGATTACGAATCGATTGACCATTCCAAGCAGTCCGGCGTCGTATATTCGAACGTACAAAAATGGTACCATCATGGGCGCCGACACGTTACGAACGGCTAGTGCCGGTACTACACAGGCCATCACCCACACAGGTCTTGATGTGGCGACTTCATATGTATGGGAATACACCGCAGTTGAAGCAGGTGCAGAAAGCGTGAAAACCACCGCAATTTCTAGCAGTACGTCCGTCGGCGGAACGTTGGGCACGCCGTCCGTGACTTTTGATGGTGTATTGGGTACAAATATCACCTTTACCGGAATCGCCGCAGCGGGATCGCCGTCCAACACTCAATACACATTGTATGTGTATAATGATTCGTTGGTGTTATTGGGTACTACCGGCCCACAAGTGTCACCAACATTGTTGTACAATATTGGTTCGACTCCAGGACAAATCGGTTATGCTGGCGTAGTTACCTCTGCTCCAAATTACACTAATAGTGCGGAAAGTACCCAAGTATATTGGGATAACATAGATGGAGATCCATATTGATTATTCAACGAACTGTCATTGATCCACAAACCGGAGTCTGTATACTGGTGGGTGATGGGTCGCCGGTGGGCTATAATGCGCCCGTCGGCAGTTTGTTCGTGCGTCGAAATGGAGCCCTAAGTTCTACGTTGTATACCAAATATGGTACGTTGTCAACGGAATGGTCTGCCTTTGCCACGGCAACAGGAACCGATTGGTCGGCGATCACAAATATTCCGGCAGGATTGCTGTCCGGATCAACGCAAATCAACTTACTAGCGGGTGTATCGGCCAGTTGGGCGTCGCAATCGTTGTCGTCCTCATTTGCCACGTTTGCATCGTCCTCATATCGAGCTAACAGCGCATCGTACGGATTGTCGGCCTCGTTCGCTACCACCGCTTCGTGGGCCTTGAGTTCTTCATTTACCACTACTGCATCTTTTGCAATATCCGCATCGAGTGCACTGTCATCGTCCTTTGCTCGATCGGGATCGTTTGCCACGTTTGCGTCGTCGTCGAACACCGCCACCAGTGCATCGTACGCACAGTCTGTTACTTACACCAACGTAACAGCGAAACCGACGCTATTTTCGTCCTCGGTTCAAGTCGATACCGGATCCACACACTTCATTAGTGGTGCCATCGCATCGGTATCCGGTGCACTCATTACTCCTCGATTCGTTTCGGCTTCACATGGTATGTATTCCAGTGGTGCCGTGTATTCATCCGACTTTGTGTTGGTATCCGGCGACGGTACAATTCCGGGTGCCCAAGTTGCAGTTTCCACGGTACAGATTACCGGGTCGAATATCACTACGGCAACCACCATATTGAATTTTGCAAGTAGTGAATTCTCCGCCTCGTCCACCAACGGTGGCGCAACAGCAAATATTTACGTCACCATCCCACCTGCCACACAGACGGCATCGTATGCAAGTACGTTGGGCGGTGTTTCTCGTTCATATTTTGAAAATGCTAGTAACTTGAGCACGGGTGTCGTACCCATTGCACGATTGACGGGCTCGTACGACATTACCGCGTCTGCGTTGGGTACGCCGGACCGATATCGATTTGTCTATGGCGATTCTAATGTTGGTACATACAACGCAACGCCGGCCGACGGCGGTATTGGAGCCAACAATATCAGTCGATCCATGTTCTATCGGGATAATGCCACACAATTCGGCATTATGGGCCTGCACATTGAACACCCAACAAGCACGCCGGGTCAATACTCGGTTCAGATCGGAACTACTTCCTACAGCACCGGCTCACTGATTTACCGTATGCGTGCATTGGGCACCTGGGGACAGTCGTGGAAAATCTGGACCGAACAAAATGATGGCGCTGGTTCACTACTGGACGCCGATCTCTTAGACGGACAACAAGGCACGTACTACTTGGATGCTGCAAATCTCACCAGCGTCGTGCCTATTGCTGCTCTAACAGGATCGTATGACATCACTGCATCGTTTGCCACGTTTGCATCGTCTTCGTATCGAGCTAACAGCGCATCATATGGATTGTCAGCGTCTTTTGCCACAACATCAAGTTTTGCCACGTTTGCATCGTCATCTTATCGAGCTAACAGTGCATCTTTTGCCACAACGGCAAGTTTTGGCACATTCGCATCCTCATCGTATATAGCCAACAGTGCATCATATGGACTGTCGGCGTCGTATGCACTATCTGCATCGTTTGTCACCAGTGCATCCGTTGCGAAATCCATTCCATTTGGCGCAATTACTGCTACACCAACACTGTTCTCGGCGTCGGTACAGGTGGATACCGGATCCACACACTTCATTAGTGGCGCTATTGCGTCGGTATCGAGTGCATTGATTACACCACGCTTTGTTTCTGCCTCTCATGGCATGTATTCCAGCGCGTCCATTTTTGCAAATGATTTTGTATTGTTGGGTGGGTCCGGTAGCGGAGCAGGTGTTGGTGGCGGTACGTCTACCATTCAAATCACCGGTTCCAATATTACCGCTATATCGGAAGTCCTGAATTTTGGTGCAGATTTCTCTGGGTCTTCGAGTTCCGGTGGACAGATCGCTAACATCACACTTCGATTGAGTGGTAGTTATCCAAATGTTACGGCATCATTTGCTACGGTTGCCTCGTCGTCGTATACTGCTATCAGTGCGTCATATGCACAAAATGCCACATGGTCCACTCTATCCGGTGCACCAGATGGTCTGGTGTCTGCATCTACGTTCACAACTACGTCACAGGGAACAGTTCGTGCAACAATCAACGGGGTCAATATTGATGTAGATACTGGGTTGCAAACAACGGATACACCGTCATTTGCTGGCCTTCATGTACAAGGTAGAGTATCTGCCTCCATGTTCACCGGGTCAACAGGTATCGTACTAGGCACCATACAAGGTGGGATCGGCACCAGCGGCGTTGCGGGGTTGACAAAACGTGTCGCCATCGGTGGTACGTACAACAGCGCAAGCGTTACAAGTAATGTTGTTGGTGTTTGGATTGGCGATTATGACAATGATGGTACAACAGTCTATCCATATTATGCGGAAGACGAGAACAACCTAGTTGATTTCTTCATTCGTAATCGTGATTTGACCAGTGGATCGGCGTCACTTGGCTATTTCGGCGGTCAAGTTCACATTGGCACCAGTACATCATCGTTGGCAAAAAACATATTGGACTTGGGTAACGCCACCGCCAATCGAGGTATCTCGTGGGGTGGTATGGCCAATAACTACGCCAACATTTGGACACAACATTCTATTGCAGATTTGAATATCGCTGCGGGTCTTGCACCTTCTAGCAGTGTTACCGGCACGTTCCATTCCAGTTATGGCAGTGCAATGGGCCGTGCATTGGTCAAACTTGGCGCATTTGGTGTTAATGCAGGAAACATTGTATTCTATACATCCGGTTCGTTTACATCGCCAATTGATGCAACGATTAACATGCCAGAACGCATGCGCATTGATGCACTGGGTAATGTGGGTATCGGAACGGCAACGCCAGCAACAACATTGCACGTCCAAGGTGTAATTTCGGCATCTGGCTATACCAGCTCGGTGGTCAATAATGTTGGCTTTGCTGGTACCGCATCGTATGCCAATACTGCTGGTATCTTGATAAATTCTCCAACATTGGTATCAAGCTCGACATTCTCTTCGCCGGCACAAGGCACCGTTCGAGCGACAATCAATGGAGTTAATGCAGATGTAGATACTGGATTACAAACCGGTGATATTCCAACTTTTGCCGGTGCAATTGTTTCTGGTGCAATACAATCCGGAGTGCCCGGTTCTACCAGTGCACAATATTTGAATATTCGAAATCTCGGCGGCGATTTTTATGTGGGATTGGAAAGTTCCACCGATGGTGCATTCTTTACAGCCGCATCGGCGTACGCAGCAACGCTATATTCCAATACCAATAACATTCAATTTATTCGATCCGGTGTTCGACGACTCGAAGTCACTACGAGTGGTATAGATATTACAGGATCGCTTGCGACAAGCGGATCAGCATCATTTGCCGGATCTATCACCGCGCCAAACTATCAATTGTCCTCTGACGTACGGTTGAAGAAGAACATTGTACTTATCAGTAACCCACTGGATAAGATTCGTACGATTCGTGGTGTGTCCTATACACTCAAAACCGATGATGTACCACAAGTAGGTGTTATTGCTCAAGAAATCCAACAAGTCCTGCCCGAGGCAGTTATGACCGATGGTACGGGATATTTGACGGTAGCATACGACCGTATCATCCCATTGTTGATTGAGGCCATCAACGCACAACAGGCACAGATCGAAGAACTACAACGAAAGGTAAATCATAATGGCTCGTGACCTTATTTCTCTCATTCAAGCTAGTAATTTTGGTGGAACGGCTGGTCAATCATTTCGAAACCATGTTACGGGTGCTATCGATGGCACGCGAATGTCACACTATCTTATCCCCAGCATCTCGGTGGATAGTGGTCCTAATCCCAGCACGGCATATCCGAAATCACAGTCGTTGAGTGTTTCATTCACATTGGGAAATTTTGGAGAATCGGCGTCGGCAATTTTACGACGAACTATCAGTGCGTGGAGTCTTCAAATGCTCCCGATTTCCGGAACAACTTCTGGATTAGAGTATCGATTGGTGTCCGGTGGAGCAGGACCTGGTGACGGTCTTGGCGGCCCCGGCGGCGGCGCTATAGCATTTGAAGTTTCTGGTGCACAGGTTGGAACTGCCACGTACAGTGGTTCTTGCCGATTTAACGCAAATTCCGTGACTGCCACGGATCCCGAACGTATCCGGTTTAACGCGTTTGTAACAACCACGAATCCAGGCGGTGCATATTCTGTTGCCGAGTTTATTCCTAGCTTTGCTCCTGATCTCGGCGGGTTCAATTACACGTTGTATCCGACAGGATCCGGTCCGAACGGTGGATTTCCGGTCAGTTCCAGTCAACGACCATTGGATTTGTCCAACTTTAATGTCGAATGGCACGGTAATTCTAGTTACTCCGGCACACCTAGTGGTAGTTCCACACAATATGTCACTGGATTTATTTCCGATCCTGGGGAAACGCATACTATTTGGTTGCGGGCACGATTGACTACTACAGGATCGTGGACAAATTACGGTTCTATTTCGTTTTTTGACTACAGATAATCGATTATCCCAATTCAGCATCCTATTTATAGGAAGTGACAGGCACTTCGAGTGGGGTGCCTAAAACCATTTAACCGATGACATTATGGATTTAACATTTGAATCGAATCGGCTCGCCGGCGAACTCGCGTTCGAGTTGAAGAAGATGCTGCGAGAAGACAAAGGAGTAAAGCGGGTGATCGCGGTGTATTCCGGCCGATTTCAGCCGTTTCACGCCGGCCACGCCAGTGTATACAAAGCCTTGGTCGATAAGTTTGGAAAGGAAAATGTGTTCATCGGTACATCCGACAAGACGGAACCTGGCCGAAGCCCACTGAACTTCCAAGAAAAAAAGCAAGTAATGACCACGATGTTCGATATCGATCCTGACAAAATACAACAGGTCAAGAGTCCGTACAACCCTGTGGAGATTCTTGCACAGTTCGATCCTGCTACTACCGCATACGTGTCTGCCGTGTCCAGCAAGGATGCAGCACGACTGAGTGGTGGCAAGTATTTTCGACATTATATCGACGATCTTCCTCTCGAAGGATGGAAAGATGCGGGATATTATGTCGTTGCACCAGAGTTGATCGATGATGACGGTATGAATTCCGGCACAAAGATCCGAGCGGTTATGGGATCGTCCGAGGTACCTGAAGAGAAGAAGAAGGAAATCTTCCGAAAATTGTATGGCAAAGATGATGATACAATTTTCAATATGTTGGTACAGAAATCATCGGATGTGTCTACTGCCGAGCCTGAAAAATCATCGAGTCCTGCTAAAACCAAAGCAACGGATAAAGGTTCTGGCGTTCGAACCAAAGCCGAACCGACACAGGCCCCGGCGGAAAAACCCGCAACACAAGATGATGAAAAAACCGACGACACACCACCAATGGATCGAATGATTGTAAATCCAGACACCGGTCGTGAAATCCAGGTCAAGTCCGCGTTGAAATACCCTCGATGGAAGCCTGTATATAAAGCGGCGGAACGAGAAATGAAGGCCGCGGGTGTGGATCGACCGAATCGAGTGAAGGATCCTGAAGTCAATATTCGATACAAGGAACGAGAAAAATCCCAAACCAAAGATGAAATGATTGTGAATTTGGGTACGTACTTGTCGGAGACTTTGCTGGGAAAAACGTGGGCGATTATTTCGAATCGGATTGAGCACAGTCTGATTCTCGAAGCGGCACCAAAGAGTCATATCGAACATCCATACGAGGATCCGAATATGACCTTTGGGGATCTTAAGAACCTCACCAATCAAGCATTGGTGGGGGACTTGGGTAAGTCCGCGACGGAAAAAACAGATGGACAGAACATCATGTTCACCATCAAAGACGGTCAGGTAAAGTTCGCACGCAACACACAACATACTAAGAATGGTGGCCAATCGGCTATGACGGCAGATGAGTTTGGTGATTTCTTTGCCGGTCACGGGGATACGGTTGCATCATCATTCCGTGCAGCAGCTAAAGATGTAGAATCGGCCGTTCAAAAAATGGATCCTGCCGAGTTGAATCGTATATTTGGAAACGGTCGTAACTTTGTCATGGGTGAAATTTTGAACAAAGACCTACCCAATACGATTCCATACAACACCAATCAGATTATGTTGTTGAGTGTTCGTGAATTCGACCCGGCGACCGGCAATCCAATTGATATTGATAAGGATGCTGCGGATTTGCTGGCGCAGAATATCATCGCGGCCGGTGGTGAATCGGGATCCAAGTACAAAATCGTGGGCAAGAATCCAGTACAGTTCAAAACCACACCAGAAGACCAACATCGTGCACAACACTACATTGATCAATTGTCACAAATTGCATCATCATCGGGTCTATCCGACACCGATACGGTTGGTGATTTCTTATCTCGTGCATGGCTACAAGAATTACAATCTACCGGCCATTCGTGGACCCCGGAAGAAACGGATGGACTAGTTCGCCGATGGGCATTTGGTGACAAATCGTTCAACATTCGAAGTATTAAAGATCCAGAGAAAAATGCTGCATTTCGTACAATCGACGCAAATTACAAGGATATTCAATCCGATATTATCTCGCCTATCAAATCCGTTGTACTTAATGTGGGCGCGGACGCTATGAATCGAGTTACCAACTTCGTCGCGGGCAACGATGGCACCGATCAAAAATTGAAAGCTAAGCTCAAGAATGCCATCGATGCAATTCAGAAGAGCAACAATCCTGAATACGTCAATAAGATGAAGAAAGAACTTCGAACGTTGTCCACGGTTGGCATTGATAAGATTGCACCGGCCGAAGGATTGGTATTCACATTCAACGGAAAGTTGATGAAATTCACTGGTGCGTTTGCCCCGGTGAATCAAATCGTTGGTATTTATACGTACAAACTGCAACCGGCGGGCAAACCTGCACCCAGTGCGAACGATTTGGCCACGGGTGTGAAGGAACCACGAAAGGAACCATCGTCAGGTCTTTCGGCACCAAAATCGGTAGACGATACAACGAAAAAGACCGATGTCGACGCAGACGTGATGTCTCCAAAGCTACAACGTCAGTTGAATCAGCGAATCATCAATCCGGAAACCAAGAACAAGATTCTGGTCAAAACGGCGTTGAAATATCCGGCCAATCACCCCGCACACAAAGCTGCAAAATCTGCGTTGGGCGAGACACTGATGGAAGGTGGCAATCAATTCGATAAGGTCAATTCCGTGGTGCCGCAACAGCACCTCGGATCGGTCGTTCAACGTGGGTTGGCGGCCGCCGGTCTTACCGTTCCACATAGCATCGTCGGTAACAAAACGAAGCCGTATTTGGGTGACATTGACGTTGCCATCGATAAATCCGATCTGTCAACATTGTTGGGTTCGCAATACGGCACACCCGAATTCTATCAGTCGGTTCAACATCAATTGACGGGCAAAAACATCGAACATCGAGTACAATCAGGACTGAATCAATTCAGCATTCTGGTGCCGTTGACCGATGACACGGGCCGTCCGATGAATGCAATAGATGCAAACGGCCAACCGCAGAATGTACCAGGATATGTTCAATTGGATGTATTTGTAGGTAATCGTCCGTGGATGGAGAAGTTCCAATCTGGTGCTGGCGCCGGTAGTATGCACAAGGCGGTGGCCAGAAACATGATTCCTATTGCCACGTTCAGTCGTGTCTCATTCCCGACCGATCAAGAGGGGGTACGACAGAAGTTCCAAATCGACAATAAGAATGGACTGGAACTGGTCACGTACAAAATGGACGAAAAGGGTAAGCGAGTACCGTTATCCAAGAAATTGGTGACGTCCGATCCTGATGAAATGACACAAATGTTGTTCGGTAAGGGTGTAACGTGGGATCAAGTTGATACTTTCGAAAAAATGTACGAAAAGCTTCTCTCGCCGTCATTCCGATTCAAGAATCAACGATCGGAAATCGTCGCGGCGATCAAAGATAGCATCCAAAAGACCAAACAAATTCCCCCAAGTGAATTGGATATATCCGTTATCGATGAACCCACGACCGATACGGCCGTTCCTACGTTCCAGTCGGATGCCCCACCGGTTCAACAAGACCCAATCGATAATGCAACAATCAAAAATCCAGAAACGGATAATGAAATTCTGGTCAAAACGGCATTGAAATATCCACCGGCCCACCCAGCACACAAAGTAGCACGACGATTCATAGACAAACGAGGTTCTAAATGAGTGATCTGAAGAAGATGCAACAGTTAGATCGTATTCGAAAGGATTTGATCCAACGAACTGATAAGAAGTTCGACAAAATAACCGTTGCTGTTACCGATACGAAGTCCATCCACGCCGATCGAAAGGAAAATGAAGTGTGGGAGGATCATAATGGAAAGAAATGGACTCGACGCAACGGCATTGTCCAATCGATCAGTAAATTCGAAGGATTACGAACTCCGTATTGGTGTCCGAAATGTACCAAGTCCATGAATCATCGATTGGATGACAAGTTTTATCGATTGCATGGGTTTTGTATGGAGTGCACGTTGAAATGGCACACCCAAATGAAACTTGATGGTACATTTGATGCATACGAACGTCACATCATGCGAGAGAATGAAAAGGCGTTTCTCAATGAAAAGATTCAGGAACATGAAGATTACATTCGAACCTTCCGTACACCACAACAGCATTATGGTGATGGTCGGTGGGAAGAAATCGCATCCAAATCTCTATTCGAAGGTACATTTGACGAAGTTCGAGCAGATATCGAAATGTGCAAAGCTCGATTGGAACAAATCACCAAAGAAGAACTTGATGAACAGGCGGCCACATGAAACAAATTACGTTACCACTAAAAACCTTACTCCTCGGCGTAGCCGGTATCGTGTTGATTATGGCGGTATCGTGTTTTGGTATTGCACTAAAGCAACGGGATTTGATTGCCGAGTACAACAAGACGTTCACCGCGTATCAGGACACCGTGGTCAAACCAGCACTACAACGGTCGGATAGTTTGAAACGACTCGAAGCACGATCAACGGCCCGTGCGGATTCGATGGCACGAATTGCACAACGACAAACGGTTACCATCAATCGATTGCAAGCGTCCGTATCCAATCTTCGAACACAAAACGATAGTCTGGAAGTGGCAATTGGACCATTACCACCGGAATGTGCTGATGCACAACTGTTGATCAATGGATTGAAGACCGAAATCGATACGTTGTCCGTACTTCGTGATTCATTAGTCTCTCGTGATACCACACGCGTCAAGGAATTACGAGATATTCGACTAAGCTTGTCCTATATGACTACTGATCGTGATAGTCTGCGAAAGGTCATCATCAATTGGCCAAAGCCACCGAAACCGAAGCCATTTCTGAAGATCTTTCCCCATATCAGTGCAGAAACTGCATTTGGAATTGGTATCTTAGGAACCGCCGGCGCGGTCGTGTGGTTCAATAACCGGAAATAATCTATGTCCGACACACAGAAAATCAACCTCAAGGATATGATTCGTACCGAGTACGTCAAGTGTGCGACAGATGAAGCGTACTTCATGCAGAAATATGCAATGATTCAACACGCACAGAAAGGTCGATTTCTATTCAATCTCTATCCATATCAAAAAGACGCACTCGAAACGTTCAAGCAAAAGAAGTACACCATTGTACTGAAGGGCCGTCAGATTGGATTCTCTACACTGGTATCCATGCATACGTTGTGGTTGATGTTGTTCCATCGAGACAAGAACATCGTTATCATTGCCACGAAACAAGAAACCGCTAAGAACATTGTAACGAAGATTCGATTCGCGTTTGACAATCTACCGGTCTGGTTGCAGGTACCGGTGACGGAAAACAACAAATTGAGCATGCGACTGAAGAATGGATCACAGGTTAAAGCTCTGTCAGCTTCGGAAGATTCGGCCCGTTCTGAAGCAGCTTCGTTGCTAATCATCGACGAAGCGGCGCACATCAAAAATGCCAATGAAATTTGGACATCTGCTCAGGCTACGTTGTCTACGGGTGGTCGGGCCATCATCATTTCTACGCCGAACGGTATCGGTGGCTTTTTCCACAAGAAATATGTGGAAGCGGAAGAATTCGTCGGCCGTGATCCCGGCGGCGAAGTCATGTTCCCGTTGAAATTGGATTGGCGAAACGATCCGAACCGGTCCCCAGAATGGCGTGCCCTGCAAGATACCATCATGGACCCACGAAAAGCTCGTCAAGAATACGACGCAGATTTCCTTGGTTCTGGTAATACGGTCATTGATGGCGATCTTATTGAATTTTACAACAAGACATATCGAGCAGACCCGATTTTGAAGAAAGGGCCCGGCGGCGATGTATTCGTATGGGAACTGCCTAATTATACACGAAGCTATATCGTGTGTGCCGACGTCGGCCGCGGTGAAAATTCCGACTCCGGCGACTATTCTGCGTTCCACGTCATCGACGTGGAGACCTGTACACAAGTAGCGGAATACAAAGGTCGGCTGTCCACCACGGACTTTGGCCATTTGTTGATTGCGATTGCAACGGAATACAATGACGCACTACTGATCATTGAAAACGCAAATGTCGGATGGGCCACTATCCAAACGGTCATCGAACGTGGGTACAAGAATCTGTTCTACATGACCGAAGATTTGAAATATTTGGATCCGAATGAAATTCGTTCCAATAAATTGAATCGGTTGGAAAAGAAGTCCATCGCCGGATTCACCACATCCATTCGAACGCGTCCATTAATCATTTCCAAGTTGGACCAGTACATGCGAGATACCCAAGTCATTATTCGTTCGGGTCGATTATTGGACGAATTGCAGACGTTTATTTGGGAAAATGGAAAGCCTCAAGCCGCTGAAAACTACAATGACGATTTGGTGATGTCCTTTTGTATCGGCCTATGGGTTCGAGATACTGCACTACAGGTCCACCAACGGGGTCTTGAATACACACGGCTCTCATTGGACAAGATCAATAAGGTACATACCTATGACGCCGTTTATACGCCAGGTAACGGAATGAGTGATCCATACAAGATGCCACTGGCCGACGGAACCGATGAAGATTTTCGGTGGTTGTTGTAATTTCACGAACTCGATATACGAACTGGCTACTTATAGTATACAGTACACACTTTAATCACTGGATTTTCTATGGCCGAACGCGGTAATCTATTTCAACGACTCCGAAAACTGTTCTCTACCGGTGTAGTGGTTCGACATACTGGTGGTAAGCAGTTGAAAGTGGCAGATACGGATTTCATCCAGTCGTATATGTCCAATGCGTACAAGGATCGATATAGCCGAATCTTCAGTTCGTCAGGAATGGGCAACTCATTGTCCAACCAGTACGGACTCAACATGGCATATCAGACACAACGTATCATGTTGTTTCGCGAGTATGACATTATGGATAACGACCCCATCATCAATGCCGCATTGGATATTTACGCGGATGAATCCACGCTGAAGAACGAATATGGCGAGGTATTGACGGTCGAGTGTGAAGATGAGAAGGTCAAGGAAATTCTACACAACCTGTTCTTTGACATTCTGAACATTCAGTTCAATCTGCGACCGTGGGTTCGCAATATGTGCAAGTACGGTGATGCATTCTTGTTCTTGGAAATCAACGAGAAGTACGGCATCATCAACGCACAGCCACTCTCGGTATATGACACGATTCGAGTGGAAGGGGAAGATCCGGACAACCCCCGCTATGTGTATTTCCAAACCATGGGCATGAATGGTAAGAAAGTCCGGTTCGAAAACTATGAAATCTGCCATTTCCGTCTTATGTCGGACAGTAATTTCTTGCCCTATGGTCGTGCTGCCATCGAAGGTGCACGTCGTACATGGAAGCAACTGACATTGATGGAAGATGCTATGTTGATCCATCGTATTATGCGTGCCCCGGAAAAGCGTGTTATCAAGTTAGACATTGGTAATATTCCACCGGCCGAAATCGAAACCTATATGCAACGTATCGCGGACAAGATGAAGAAAGTGCCGTTCATCGATCAGTCCTCGGGTGATTACAATCTGCGATACAATATGCAAAACATCCTCGAAGACTTCTATATTCCAGTCCGTGGTGGTGATTCTGGTACGGAAATCACCAATCTTGGTGGATTGGAATTCAATTCTATTGAAGACATCGAATATCTTCGTAATCGTATGATGGCCGCGTTGAAAATTCCGAAGCCATTCTTGGGATATGACGAAGAAACCAACGGTAAGTTGACTCTTGCCGCGGAAGACGTTCGATTCGCTCGTACCATCGAACATCTACAGGACATCATCGTTGCCGAATTGCATAAAATTGGCATTATCCATTTGTATGCCCAGGGATTCACCGATGAAGAACTGGTCAGTTTCAAGTTGAATTTGACCATTCCATCGACCATTTACGAGCAGGAAAAGCTGAATTTGTGGAAGGAAAAGATTCAGACCGCATCGGACGCCGTAGCCACGAAGTTGATTTCGTCGGACTGGATCTACGAAAACGTCTTCAACTTCAGCAAGGATGAGATGGCCGAACAACGTGCCGGGGTCATCAATGACGTCAAGCGTACGTTCCGTCAGAACACCATTGAAGCCGGTGAATCCGATCCGGCCAAGTATGGCTATCCACAGGATCTCGAACCGGTCGATGAATCGGCACCAATGGACGATGCCGGTGGCGCCCCACCTGCGGGAATGGGCGAAGCCGCGGGGCCGGGCCGACCAAAAGTGGGATCAACCTATGGACAAGACAGTCACCCACGAGGTCGTGACCCTCTCGGTAACGATGAGCGATACCAGGTTGCCCGCCATTCAATGGAAAAAACTCGTAAACCAAGTCGAAAGCCGCCATTGTCGTTGGAAATCAAGCAGGGAATTGATCGAAAGTTTGGCAGAACCGCCCCGTCACGGACGCCGTCCGTGCTCGCCGAGTCGTCAGACGCCGACAAGGGTACGTTCCTTGACGACGAAATACTTGAAAAACACATTGTTAAAGAGTAGGAGCACAATACTTATGGGTTGTGAGAAGAATATCGGGTCACCGTTATACCTGACGCTCGCGGAGCTAACGACATGAAAGGGATTACCGTAGCACATTCAAAAATCAAAAACACCGGCTTATTGTTTGAAGTCCTGGTACGACAGATCACTTCCGATACATTGGAAGGTCGTTCCTCCTCCCACGCACTGGACCTACTTCAAAAATATTTTGGTGGACAACGCGAACTCGGCAAAGAGTTGCAGTTGTATCAAGCGGTGCTGAATACGAACAAACTCAGCGAAAGCCGTGCGCTACAATTCCTTGATATGGTCATCAATCAGCGAAAGACGCTGGATGAAAAGAAGCTGGCGCACGAAAAATACGACCTCATTCGTGAAATTCAGGAACATTACGACCTGAAGACGTTCATGTCCTGTAAGATTCCGTCTTATAAGCTTCATGCGTCCATCTACAAAACCTTCCTCACCGAATCCCGACACAGTAAGGACACCATTCTGAATATTCAGGATGTGGCCTCGGCACGATTTGCGGTGTTGGAACATCTATTGGGTACCAATGCTAAGCAGGAAAGCAAGGAGTCGGCACTTCTTGAAGAATTCAAAAACCAAACTGAAGACTTACGTTTACTGACTTACAAGATTTTGATTGATCGATTCAATGAGAAGTATGAAGGATTGAATGATAAGCAGAAAGACTTACTACGTGAATACATTAACGATATTTCTAGTCAAACTACCCTGTATGAATACGTTCGACGAGAAGTGCCGGCTCTCCAACAGGAACTCAAGAAGAAGCTGAATCGAGTTCAAGACCGTATTATTCAGATCAAATTGAATGAAGTGGTTTCACAATTGGGTACCATTGGTAAGAAGAAAGCCATTAAGGATTCAGAAATCACCGCGATGATGGTGGCATATCAGATCGTAAAGGAGGTTGAAAATGTCACACAATGATGCACTTCGCGGGTTGATTCGAGAATTGAAAGATGAAGAATTAGACGAAGTCACATCGTCCTCCGCCACTCCAGGCTACATGATTCCCGGTGCATTCGTAGGTCCAAAGGGTAAGAAACCACAGAAGAAAGGCATCGATAAGAAAGATCACACTCCTGTGAAATTTGGTGGTAACGGTGGGGCATTGAAAGAAGATGCTGACGCAGATATTGCTAGAATCGAACAACAATTAAAATCAGCAAAAGAAAAGTTGGCGAATGCCACGGAACGAACAAAAGGTCAAACATTTACAAGTGCCGGTGGATCTGGTGGATTCGGTGGACCGCACTATAGTTTGAAACAGAAGGTTCGTAGCCTGCAACAAGCATTGGAACGAGCTCGTGAGGATAAAGCACGGGAATCGTCGGCACAACGTACTACTTCCGAATCTATTGTATCGGAAAACCGATATGTGACCTATAAGATGGCCGAAGGTACGCCTCGACAAAAGATCGGCCGTGCCATTCGTGAAATCAACGCACAGTTGTCAGAACTTGACCGTGTAGTTCGTATGAACGCTCGACTCAAGACCGAAACCAATCTCCAAAGTGGAGAAATGTGGAAGAGTACCGCGAAGGGACTCGCCAAACTCGAAGGCAAACTAGTGTCTATTGCTAACCGTCTCCGCGAACTCAAGGCCTAATATGAAAACCCTCTTAGTTGAATATTTTCCACTAGCGTACGACCAGAATCAGATTCTTGCTGAATCTGCTGCCAATCCGAATGCCCCAATCAAAATCAAGGGCATTCTCCAACGTGCAGATGCCGAGAATCAGAACGGTCGTTCGTATCCTAAGAACATTTTGATGCGAGAATCCTCGAAATATGATACGGATTTCATCAAACAACGTCGTGCTCTTGGTGAATTAGATCACCCGGACTCGACGGTTGTCAATTTGAAGAACGTGTCACACAACATTGTGGAAATGCATTGGGAAGGTGACGATCTCTGTGGTACGGTCGAAGTATTGAGTACCCCATCTGGTAATATCGTCCGTGAGCTGTTGAAGAATGGTATCCGTCTCGGTGTATCCTCCCGCGGCGTCGGTTCCGTTCGATCGTTGGGTGAAGGTAAGGTCGAAGTCGAAGATGACTTCAACTTGATCTGTTTCGATCTCGTGTCGAATCCTTCCACGCATGGCGCCTTTCTCAATGAGGGAGTGAAGATACAAACAAATAAATATGAAACTATCGATTCGTTGATTCGTGATTTCATCACCGAAATGGGGGTTTAATATGAAGTTAAACGAACTTCGATTGATGGTCCGTAATGAACTAGAATTGTTTCTAGAAGAGTTTGCGGCCAAAGAAATGCCAAACGGCAGCGCATGGAAGACTAAGAATAAGGGGTGGGCAGCTAAGAACAATAATGGTGTGGTAAATTATTGGTATGGTCCCGATGAAGCTAAGAATAAAGCCGCCGCCAATGCCTATAAGAACGATTCGAGTAAGAAAGCGACGAATGAACTCAAAACTTCAACATTGGGTTCGTATGTCAAAAAAGCCGCGGGAAGTGCCATCCATCATGGATACAATACCGGTGCACAAGATGCACAAACCACAACGAATTATTCGGAACGTGATAAGCATGCTAGAAAGTCAGATAAACGTGAACGCGGAATTGCCACGGCCACCGATACGATAACCAAACGCGCCAGTGAGTCAGTGACCAATGAACTCAACCAATCCACGTTGCAATCATACAAGGCAAAATCACAAAACAGCATGCGTGAACCAGTAAAGAAAGCACTAAGCGGACAGGCTACTGATACTGACTATAGCAAATTTCGCAAGCGTGCCTCGGGCATTCGTACGGCCAGTGACAAATTAAAAACCGGTTCCTATTCAGACCGTAAGAAAACGGAGAAGTAATTATGGCAAAGGCACCAACGCTCGCCACACTCGTTGAATTTATTGAACAGGGTCATTCTGCACCGCCGCAGAATGACTCACACCAACGATTTCATGAAGTAGTTGGCCAATACAATGAGTATGGACAACACTTCAAGTCTCAAATGACGATGGGTGAGATGGCACAGAAACTTGCCGCAATCGCACAAACTGCTGAATCGGCCATTATGAGTGAAACGGATGATTGGTTTGACCAACATACGATTAAGCGCAATATGAAGGAAATCAAAGGCTACGTTGCTGAATTCGGCAAGGTGGCCGCAGAACACGACACGCTCCGCCAGCGTATGTCCGCGTTGTATGATGACATGGGACGCGTGCTCGAACGATATTTTGAGATCGGTGGTAGTGGAGTAGGTCCTGAGGGCGAACAACAGTCCTACGATGCTGGTGATGGCGAAGAAATCGTCGCACAGAATACGGGTAAGGAACCCGTGGATCCAGAACACGCCGCACAGATGTCCCATGAAGGTGGCCAGGTAGACAATATGGGCGGTGCCTTTCCTCCTGCCGCTGTTGATAATCAAGGCCCACACAATATGGATGATCCTGCTCTGTCCGTAGCACCCGAAGACGAAGAAGAAGTGGGGATTAAGAAAGAAAGTGAAGGTTACAAGCGTGCAAAGGGCCTATCCGAACGTATCGTTCGATTGGCACGAGAACAGTTACGTGGAGATCAATTGGTTCGTTTTGACACGCTCCCACGCGAAACACAAATTCGAGCTGCGTGGAAACTAATCAGGTAACCGAATGAACATGACTAAACTTGATCAACTGATCGACATCTTCAATAAAATCTCTTTCACAAATGTTCGTATTCTGGTAACGACGATTCTTGCGTCCGGCACAGCCGTAACGTATTGGTTGTCGTTCTGGGCCGCAGCAGAACGTGCCGCCTTGACAGGTGGTACGGCGTCACCAATGCCAATCGACAATAACTGGTTGATTTTCCTTGGCGCACTGGGTGGTATTGACGTTATGCAGTATGTTTCCAAGTCGTCTCGTCAGAAGCAAGTGGATGTGGCAAGAATTCAGAGCGCTGGCGCCGCTGTCGAAGAAGCAGGATTTGGTGGTGTCGGTGGTACGGTCACCGAGTTCGCCCGCGCCGGTGGTGTGGGTGGTACCGTTACTGAATTCTCCCGTGCCGAAGCCGTTGCTGACACCGACGTATCCCGTATTGTTCCTCCAACAAAAGGTTAAGGGTTGAATGTCCCAAAAGAAAAAGTCTGTAAAATCCATTGGATTAGAAGTATTTGTTAACAACACCGGCGATGCCAAAAAAGATCGTGCCGCCGTTGATGTGGCCCTTCGTGAATTCAAAAAGCGCATAAAGAAAAGCGAAATCATGAATGAACTGCGGGAACGTGAGGCGTATATGACGCCGTCCAAATACAAGCGATATCGAAAAAACGAAGCCATCAAGCGTAGAAAGCGTGATAGTCGAAAGTCTCAGTGGTCAAAAACGGATACATTCGATATCTAATTGTTACAAATTCGTGCGTTACAACTGAATACAGTCTATTTATTTCAAGATCACAGAATACGCTTTTGCTAAAGCGTGCGGGTGACTTCTATCTCACCGATAAAGGCTCTGAATAGCCTTTTTTGCGTCTCTGTACGCATTGGGTAATAATACTATGGCAAAAGACCGACTTCTCTCCGAAGCGATTGCCGATGCTAAGACTGTCAAGGATGCTGCTATTGCTAACGCAATGCTGACATTAAAGGAGGCCTTCAAGCCCCAGTTGACGTCGATGCTCACGGCCAAGCTTCGTAATGAACAAGAAACAATGGACGAAGAGTCCGTAGACGAACAGAAGAAACTCGATTCGTCTGATATCGGTGGTAGCGGTACGACCGTTGATGAGCCCGCACCAAAGAAGCCTTCCGCTTCCGCTTCCAGTTCGTCGGATATCGAAAATCCCGGCATCGAACAGGAACCGATGGGCGAAGGTGTTGATGATTTCGGCGGCGATCCAACCGCTGCTACCGCCCCGGCAGAGCTCGGTGGCGAAGAAGGTGACGAATTCGGTGGCGAAGAAGGCGGCGATGAGCTCGACCTTGAAGCTATCATTCGTGAACTTGAAGCCGATCTCCAGATGGGTGGTGCCGCAGGCGGCGCCGATGAGTTCGGTGGTGAGCCCGACCAGTTCGGTGACGAACCAGAGCCAGAAATGGAAAACTGGAACACTGCACAGGCCGGCAAGCACGCAATGGCAGGTAAGTTCGCTGGTAATGAGGAACTAGAAGAAACCGTACCAGGACAGCCAGAAGATGGCGTCTCCCGCGACGGCAAGTCCCCGACCGCCAAGGATGGCGTGAACGGTGGCAAGGAAGTAAAGCCAGGTGCAGAATTGGCTGGAAACGCCTTTGGCACCAAGGACTTTACGAAGGCTAAGGGTTCTGTGGATGAAGAAGTAGACCTAGACGAAATTCTTCGTGAAATGGAAGCAGAGAGCGTCGATGAAACGAACGCCAATATTGCTTCTGAAAACGTTGAGCTCAAGCGTTCACTCCGCGAGCACCGCTCTGTTATTGTCCTACTTCGTAATCGTATCAACGAGGTCACGTTGCTTAACTCCAAGTTAATGTACACGACCAAGATTTTCCGTAAGTTCAACCTTGCCGAAGATCAGAAGAAGAAGGTTGTGGAACAGCTTGACCGCGCTACGACACTTCGTGAAGCGAAGATTGTATTCACCACATTGGCTGAAACGTTGATGGCCAAGGGTAGTGGAAATACCGCACGCAAGATTGCTGCCAAGATCACTGAAGGCGCATCGAAGCCTGTCGCTTCTACCAAGTCGAAGACAGCACAAGTTCTAAACGAAGGTGGCGATGTACATCGCGCCCGTATGCAAAAGCTCGCTGGAATTCGTCCAGACGCTAACTAACTTTAACACAGGTATCCCAATATGAGTTTTGATCTAAGCAAACTGATATCGGAGAGCTCGACTCCTCTTGATGCCCTTCTGGCACAATCCCGTGGATTGTCCAAGAAGTGGGAAAAGACGGGTCTTCTCGAAGGTATGAAGTCCGATAACGACCGCGGTAGCATGGCAGTTCTCCTTGAGAACCAGGCCCGCCAGCTCGTTACAGAAAACAACAAGACCGGTGGCGCAAATGCCGAACAGTGGTCGGGTGTTGCCCTTCCGCTCGTTCGTAAGGTCTTCGGTGAAATTGCCGCGAAGGAATTCGTGTCCGTTCAGCCGATGAATCTTCCGTCCGGCCTTATCTTCTACATGGATTTCCAGTACGGAACGAGCGTCAAGCCGTTCACCGTTGGTAATTCATTGTATGGTACGACCTCGGGTTCCGCAACCGTCCCAACGGGTGGTTTGTATGGCGCAGGCCGTTTCGGCTACTCCATCAATGACGTCTCGGCGTCCGTTACCCCAGCTGTTTCGCAGTCCGCAACGACCGCATCGGTCAACTACGAGTCTGGTGTTTCCATCACTGGTCTTGCCGAATACTCGATGTCCGTCTCGGGCTTGACGAACGCTGATTTGACCGCAGCCAAGTCGTTCATTCCGTTGCTCGCCAACGGTTCTGCTGCAACCGGCTGGCTTCCAGCATACACTCGTTTGAATGCTGACCAGACCGTCATTACGTTCGTTGCCAACGTCGGCAATACGATCACGATGGTTCAATACTCGAAGCAGCCAACGGATTCGACCCGTGGCGACTTCGAAGATACCCTTGGTTCTTCGAACCAGGATTCTGGTGGTGTTGACCTCGTTATTCCGGAAATCAACTTGCAGCTTCGCTCCGAGCCTATCGTTGCTAAGACCCGTAAGTTGAAGGCCGTTTGGACGCCTGAACTCGCGCAGGACTTGAACGCGTACCATTCGATCGACGCAGAAGCCGAATTGACTGCTATGTTGTCCGAATACATTTCGTTGGAAATCGATCTTGAAATCCTCGAAATGCTCTTGGTCAACGCACAGACGACCGGTTACTGGTCGGCCAAGATCG